TCCGCAACTATTTCACTAGCCCAAGAACACAACTGATTGGTAGCATCACGGTAATCACCTGAACCAAAACCCTCTCTTTCCCCTAGCCGACCTCCAAGACGCGAGTACAAATACTCAGCGCTGATGTCACCGCCTAAAAGGGAAAAACAGGGATGTTCATGCAGAACCCCATGCAAGAATTGTTGTAAGCCATGGAGATAAGTCTGCCTAGCCGGAGGTCCTCGCGTAATAACTCTAATCTTCAAGGCCTCTGCCAATCCAAGGGGTACCGCCATAGGTACCTCTCTTAGAGCCAGAGCCTTAACAGAAAGATTATAACGCGCGACATCTGCGTCAGCGACTTCTCTATCCACAACAAACCAGTAACCATCATCACTGTCACGATTCTCCCGTATATCATCAACTTCAACTTCCTTCCTTCTTTTCGATCTTAATTCCTGATCCTCTGGCTCCATTCGACTCACGTCTACACCCCTCGCCAAGGACCCTACTGTCAAACGATCGCGAGCTTCCATAAGCCCCGCGTCTCTTGAGTTGCTAAGCGCACCTAGCGCACCCCCGTTCTTCACACGATATTTATAGTGCGAATGGACAGAAGGGATATGAGCCTTCAAAAGGCACTCACTCATCCGCTTCCGCAGAGATGATGAACGTTTTCCTTCTTTTGGGAACAACTCATCAACCGTTCGGCGCAGCTGAAACTTCAACTGCTCCCTCGTTATGACATCCAAACTTCCATTCGGGTAATCCGAGTACTCACTTAACGCTCCCCATTCGGGATTCTTCGACTTTAACTTAGAACCTTGTCTAAGCGCCGGAAGGTCAAAGAGATGCACTTCTTCTGGTACATCTCTCACCGTCGTTAGTGAAGCGAATGTTTCTTTCTCACCCGCCCTCAAATCCATCTTATTAGGCCTTGGCATACCTCGCTTCGTGAGCTTGACAGAAGCCAAGAAGATCTCCCAGAGAGACAATTCAGTCCCATCTGGGCATTTGATCAGTTCTTGACGCTCTTTCAAGTTACGAACAAAGCGATACGCCCTCCCTCCTAAAAGACATCCAGGATTATCCAATGTCGCAGCACCCTTCCAGGGCCTGTCAGGCAAAGGTTGCCCAACATGCACCGAATAAAACGCCGCAAGCTTGTACTTCATCACTTTCATCCAATTTCCACCACTCAACCTGACCAACTTGTTCCAATGAACACAGTTGGGCCTCGTTGAGTACCCTCTTTTCCGGAAGCCAAAGGTCTCCAGAAAAACCAACAGGGTATTCAACGCGGCGCGCACTCCGCGCACCGTCTCGATGTCAAGCAATTTAATGCTAACACGCACCGGGACTTCGGGAGGATTAGAAACTCTAACGGGTTTCTCGTCTCCTACCATGGACGATTCTTGTATCACGATCAGCCCCTTTGAAGGGTCCCGTGAAACAGGAACGTGGAACGCTGGGATGT